TGGTACTCGATCCTTGAGTAAAATTAGGAATAACTGGCACAGCGTAACAAGGAGCAGATATAACAAAGCCAAGAAGAAGTAGCCTCCTCATTCGATAGTAAGATCAACGACAAACTGACCTGTTAATACAATACCCGTTCCAGTTCCAGGTGTCAGCGTCATTGTATGGTTATCTATTGCTACTGCTGCTGTTCCCACACTTCCAGCACTTGTAGAAGTAAGGTCACTAAAGTTTGGCACAGTACCAACTGTAACTGCACTACCTGGTGTTGCATCTCCTTCTAAATAGCTAGTAGAAAAACTGAACGCTTCACCACTGGTCGCTTGAGTTGCTGAAGGAAACGAAATACTCGGAACTCCGTTAGTTGCGTCACCAAAACCGCCCAATGTAGCTGCTGAATTTGAATCTACAGTTGTAACATTGTTACCACTTATGCTATATGACGAGCCAATTTTATCAGCCGTACTAGCTGCCGAAAGCGATTCAAATTTTACACTAGATGATATGGAATGATTCATGTCCGCATAAGCTGGTGCGGATACAAGAAAAATAAATGGTAATAATCTTTTCATTTGATACCTACTTTGTTTTTACTATTATCTATTATTTTAGGGCCATTACTGTTACCTGTGCCACTTTTCTTGTTTCCTACTGAGACCCCATAGCTACCGAGGACTCCCGAAACCAAGCCAGCAGTGAAAGCTCCATCAATCCTTACCTTGCCCATGTACCCCAAAGTCATCATTGATAAACTCCAGGTCAAAATCAAAAATCTGATAGCGTGACCGAAGATTTCACCCCATTCAATACCTTCTTTTTCTTCCCTCTCTTCAGCCATAAAAGTAAAGATTCTTGTCTAATACTAGCAAAGTAGCTATGTTTGGGAAGTAACACATAAAAACGATGGTAAAAATTCTAAAACCTATTCTTCTAGTTTTTATTAAATCCAAGGCAATGAAGAGACTAATTGTGGATCTGTTAAAAGCAATAGCTAAACAAACAGACAACTCAATAGACGATCAGGCAGTTGCTTTTATAGAGTCCAGAATGTTCCCAGGTTCTACAACAAATCTTCAGTGATATGAAGAATGATAGCTTCATAAGATTTATTTCAACTCCCCTGCCTATTGAAACACAGTTATCCGTTGAGATGAGATGTAGAGAAGTTATGGGTTGTGATGATATAGATAAGTTAAAAGCTTTTTGCATAGACATGATGAAGAACCATGCAAGAAGCGAACTTGTACTATCTAACGCAATGATGCGTATGCTAGAGCTTGAAGCAAAATTAGCTGTATTACAGACACCACCAATTAAAAACAAATTATTATACAAATTTCGTTTATTTATAGAAAAAATAAAACTTGCTAGACAGATAAGACAACACTTAAAAGATCACTCACGAGAAGCGTAACGAGCTTGTATATCAGGCACTATCATTTCTGGATACTGGATCGTAAACCATTTGTGTCCGCACTCATAACAAAGGCGTCTGCGAACAGTTATAAATTTTGAATTTCTTTCAGATCGGATAACCTTCTGATCGCTGTACATCTTACAGCCTGGGCACTCGACCCATGTTATTCTTTTCATTTTTACTTGTTATAAATTGTTTTTAAATAATCAG